CATGCCACCGGAGAGCCAAGCTTTGTCTTTAGCTTTCAGTTTCCAGGCGTTGTTGAAGTCTAGCCCGAAAGCCCCTTTGGGGGCTCCCTGGATGACGCGGTCCTCCTCTAGTCTCTCTTTACCCATTGAGGAGACTTTGCCCCTAGGAAAGGCTCCTACGCGGCTCTCTGTCTTACGTGCTTTGTCGAGCGCGATTGCAATAGCTTGTTTATGAGGACGACCTTCATCCTCATGCTTACTCATACTATTATGTAGGTTAAGCTCTCTCATGGTTTTTCCTTGAGCTGCTAGTCTCCTTCGAATTGCAGCTAGCTTGCCACTTTTTTCCGCTGCATCATGACGCTCCGCCGAGGAAGCAGCCCTTTCAATAGATTTCCGAGGGATGACAGTGGCTCTTACGGGTTGATTTGCTAGTTGGTGATGGCGGGCAGAAGTTCTCCCCCCGATTGCCGCATAGTTATTTCTGCCAGTTTGGGCTACGATAGAGGGTTTGTGAGTACCTGCTTTGGCGGAGGCGACTGCGGCTTGGTGGTAGCGCGGGTCTCCTTTTTTAAGCCCGCCAAATTCTTCTTCACCGCGCCCGTGGTCAACTGCTCTTCTCGCGAGGTCCTGTACCGACGCGTTCCTGGCGCTACCCATTCCGGATATATTACCGGTAACGGTTTTAGCTTGTTGTTTTTTCTGTCTAGCTATAATCTTTCTGGTTTGCGATGCAGAAAATCTATGCCCCGTGCCCTTTTTGGTGGGGACATCACTACTCCAATCACCGGGTGCGGCATACTCTCCCCGTTTGTACCCTTCACGGTCATGGTATCCGGTCCCCGCTCCCTTATAAGGTAATGCAGCGCGTAGTTCTTCTCCTTCTTCTCCTCCGGGTTGGGACGTGACCTTAGGACCTCTTCCGTCGTAAGCGGTACCTGGCTTCTCTTTTCCAAAAGCTTCCTTCTTTAACTTGGCTTTGTCGAGCGCAATTGCAATAGCTTGTTTATGAGGACGACCTTCACCCTTCAGCTTCTTAATGTTAAAAGAAACTGTTTCATCGGAGGAACCAGACTTAAGAGGCATTATACTGCGTCTTCTCGATACTTCTTACCGGGAACTCTTCTGGGGCTTGGTGCCGCGCCCGGGCTGCTGGGCGGGGAGGGCGGCGAGGAGGGGGTTCTTGGGCGCAACTTACGTATAGAAATATTGTACTTCCGCGCTGCTTCGGCTGCACCTTCCTCGCCGTGGTCGCCGCGCTTCTTGGCAGCCTGTTGTCGTGCTCGCTCTGCGGCTGCTTGTTTGCCAGCAGGAGTGAGTTCCTGTAGATTGGCTTCGGCTGTGAGGTCATAAGGACCCCCAACTTGAACCGACGCTGGAGTTGCGCGGCGAGGTGAGTTAGTGGTAGAAAGGGATGGTTTGGGAGGTCTGTTAGAAGCTAAGTCCCTTGGGTCAGGAACTTCAACTTCTTTTAATTTCTTCTTACGCTTAACCTTACCCTCAAACAGTCTATCAGATACCATAGGGTATACCTTAGGTTCAGGAGGAAGCACCATTCGGGCTTCGGTTAGTTTTCCTACTTTCTTCATAACTTTATATACTACGGCAGTAGTAAGTAACATATATAATTATGTAAACTTAAACTATGGCACCTATCCCAGCACCCGCTCCTACATCTCTCACTGGTTACTCGGCACCGTACTCTGCTGCGGGTGGTGGTAACCAGTTTCAAGCCAGTGGTCCTTGCTCAGGCACCGCTTTTACCCACACCCAGGACTTAACGATTTTTTACCAGATTGTGAGTATGCCTCAGAGCCTGGGTACTTGGCTCCCAAGTACTTCTAATGTAAGCGCACTGCAACTTACCGTTATGGGTAATGCTGAAGATTCCTTAAATTTCTTCTCTACCAGTTCTGTTTCTGGAGCAAGTGGGTGTGCAACTGCGGCTGATGCGAGACAGGCTCATGTCCTAACGTTATCCTCCACAACTGCTGCTGCTGGAATGGGCACCGCTGGAGCGATTTATACTTTGTCCGCCGGGTACGAAAGACGATGGTCCAAAACAGGCGATACTAACCAACAAGATAACCGACTATATCTTAACGCGCTGTTTGAGATTGACGGACTTCCTCAAGGCTGGGAGACCAATACAACCTTATCAGATAACGTAGCACGGCAAATCATTGCACGAGTATGTAATGGTGGTCTAAAATATCAAAACGATGGCGTGTCCCCTCCAGCCACTGCCAGTTCTTGGAATTTGATGGACTTCAGTTTGATGGACGTATAACCCACCCAAAGACAATAAAAAAACCCAGAAGGCATAACACCTTCTGGGTTTAGTCTTTTTACGGGGACCAACCCAAAGAACAAATAATTAAATATTAACCAAATAGCATAACGGATTCAGCTTCTTTTGCCTTGGGAATCGTCACACTAAGTAACCCATTCTCAAATGACACTTTAGCCTTTTTCGTATCGTATTGCTCATCAACCTTAATCGAAAAATCCACATCTTTTCCGCTAATTCCATGGTGGAGTAGCACATGGGCTTTCAAGGATTCTTCCTTTTTCGCACGAACGGTAAACGAGTTCTTACCCCCGATAACCTGGACTTCTTTTTCCTTGTAACCCGCAAGAGCAAACTCAAACAATAGTGAGTTTTGGTCTTCCGACAGATAGCAGTTGCTAACTGGGTATTTTGGCAATTTGCAAGTATTCTTTACTTGCGCTGGTTGAGGTTCATCGAACCCCCATTGTAACTCACTAAAGAGTTTATCAAAATGTGTAAAGTAATGATTCATAATTTTATACCTCCTTTCGGCAGGTTATAGAAGACTAATTATTTTTTGTGTTACGTCTTCCGTTTTATGGAGGGTTTTATCCACCCCATCGAGTTCAACAATCAGGGAGTATCCTGACTTGTCAAGTGTGTCCTTATATAGGGTAGTCGCTTCCAGCATCAGTTTGTTATATTCGGCTGACCCCTTTTGGATGTTCTTTTTAATTATAGTCTTATACGACTTCATTTGAAGGTATACTTTTTTAGAATCTATGAGATAGACTTTCTGCCCCTCCTTGAAGTTAGCGACGTTTCCGTGACGAACTTTGTCTTTGTCAATGCCCTTCACGCTAGATAATAATAGGCAAGTAATTAATAGAAGTTTATGAATCATATGAAAAAAAATGCTAAAATGGCGTTATTAGGAGAAAATTACTTTCCCCCGATGAATAACTCCCATATCTCTAACGCGAGGGGTCATGGGCTTCAAAAAGTGATGGGGGCTATTCTAAGCCACCAACCGTCCGTTATTTATATATGTCCAACGAGAGGCGTCAATATCAACATCCTACCTCTCATTATGGTGAACGAAATACCATTTCGACTGGTTTTTCCGTCAAAATCTTTTTTCTCCACCCTCCACGAAGATGAGAAGTGTATACTGGACGCAGCGTGTAGCAGAGCGGATAAAGTTATTATTTTATCAGAACGTACATGTGACCCGTTAAAATGGTCAGATGACTGGTTTAAAGCAAGTGAGAAAGCTGTCGATAATTCTGATTGGGTGTTGGTTGCTTCAAATAACGTCGAAGTTACCGAAAGCTTTGGCGACCTGCTAAAGAAATTTGAAGGGAACCCTACACCGGTTTTGGCAGTTGACTTTGGGGTGGAAGCTCAATATCAATAAACTTTGAGCCGTACTTCTGAATAAACGCTTTACGGTTAGTGTCCCATTCCTCGCTCAAGGCACCGTCTCCCTGTGAGTAATGAAGGATAGGTAGAGGGATTACTTTGTTTTTCCGTCCCTTAGCTTGTGCTTGGTACGTGTAATAGATGTCGTAAAAATCCCACTTACCAACAAAGTCTTTTGGCATTTTAGTGTTGATGTTATGAAGAGTTGCACCTGTTGTTACTAAAAATAAACCATCTAACACTTCTACTTCTCCAAAGCCTCCGTAGTAAGTGGGAAAACAATCGTCCAAGCTAGACCCGTGAAACACCATCCCCTGTAGGAAGGAGTTCGGGTGAGGGTACTCGCGACCTAGACCGTGCCACCAACAGGCGGTCTTGTTAAGCCGTTTGGGACCTGCAATACCGAGGAACCCAGTTTTATCCGTAATGTTGTTATCGATGAGTTCGTTGAAGACCTCCGGGGAAGTTAAAATTTCAATATCGTCATGGCACATTATAACTTTATCTTTAGCCATTATGTCGTATTTTTTTATTGCATAAGTATATGCGTCAAAAATAGAATCTTTTATGATATAATAAACTTTCCACCCTGCCTTTTCTAAAAAGGTCTTAATAGGTCGGTCTTGCTCTTCGCGAGTAGGGATAAATGCAACTTTCCTCATGCTATATAATAGTGTTATTTTATGAATCCTGAAGAACTAAAATCTGAAATAAAAAAGTGCCGTGAGGATGCTGCATACTTTATTAAAAATTACGTATACATCACCCATCCCGTGCGCGGGCGAGTGAAGTTCGATTTATACAGGTTCCAAGAAAGAATAATTACTGAGTTCGGTCAGCACAGATTTAACCTGATGAGGAAATTTCGTCAGGCTGGCGCAACCACCATTTGTGCGGCATATGCCCTTTGGTACATTATCTTCAACAAAGATAAGAACGTTATGGTGGTCTCCATTGGTGACCGTGAATCTAGAGACTTTTTGGACCGTGCAGTCAATATGTATGACGATTTACCTCAGTGGTTAAAGCCTAAAGAGGTAGAAAGGAACAAACACGTCCTTAAGCTCTCCACAGGTAGCAAGATTAAATCCCAACCGGCTGGAGCAGGTCGCGGTGAATCGGTATCTCTTCTTATTGTAGATGAGGCTGCGTTCATCGAGAAGATGACTGAGTTCTGGATGGCTATCTACCCTACCATCTCTACTGGTGGTTCTGCATTCATTCTCTCTACTGTGAATGGTATGGCAAATCTATATTACGAGCTATATCACGACGCAGAACTAGGGAAAAATAATTTCCATACGATTGACATCCATTGGAGAGAACACCCCGAATACACAGAGGAGTGGGCTGAGACCACTAGGAGTAACGTGGGGGAACGTGCGTGGCTACAGGAATACGAGGGTGAGTTCCTAGGAACAGGCGAAACCTTTATTGACGGTGGTACTCTACAGAAGGTTAAATCCCAGATATCAGAAGACTTCTACAAAAAGCATTACAATATGATGCGGGTATGGGAAGAACCCCAACCTTATCACACATATCTCATTGCCGCAGACTCGTCCTTTGGTCGTGACAGGGATTACTCAGCTTTTCATATCATCAATCTCTACAACGGTACCCAAGTAGCAGAGTTTTATAGTAATCGCGTCGGTCTAAATGATTTTGCTAAAATCTTAGCTCAGGAAGGGTTACGTTATAACACCGCCTTTATATGTCCTGAGAGAAATGGTCTCGGACTAGCTCTCATCGAACAATTGTTTGAAGTTCACGAGTATGAAAATATGTGGACGGATGAGAAAGGTGAGATGGGATACTTAGTAAATAACAAAAATAGAGACCAAATTTTAAATAATTTACAAGAAAATTTAAAAACTTCAAAAATAAAAGTAAATTCGGAGAGAAGTTTTAAAGAGTTAACTACTTTTATAATAAGTAAGACCGGTAAAATTGAAGCAGAAGATGGGTTTGCAGATGATTTGGTCATGAGCATGGCTATTGGTGCTACCGTAATGAGCGATATCGTATCAAAAAGCCCTATCCCGATTGTAAAAGGGGATTTGGTTGATGCAGGAACAAAAGATTTGGGTTCTGCTGGGTTCTCCAGGGGTACATACAGTAAGGACCAAGAATTTGACGAATATAGAAAATGGATTTAAACGACAACAACGATAAAGACGACCGTCTGGATGAGAATCTAGAGGAGAACGCGGGATATACAGCATTCCCAGGCTCTAACACATTCGGCCAGGGAAGCCCCCTGTCTGGACGGTTCGCGGCATTTTTTAAATCTTTTTTCACTACAAAAAGAAAGCCGGGTAGACCTCCTGCACAAGACCCCTATCGAGGAGATGTTATAAAAAATGCGGACGGGGAACCTGACGGAGGAGCAATCCAAGGTTCCGTTAATGTCGTTAAGGGAGCCACCTCTTTACCTCAAGTTGAGTACGAACGTCGGCGCAGATACCAAGACTATGAAAAGATGGATGAGTATCCTGAGATTGGTGCTGCGTTAGATATTTATGCCGATGACGCTACCCAAACTCACTTAGATGGTGATATGCTTATGGTTGAAACTGAAGACGAAAGAGTAAAGGAAGCTGTAGCCCAATTTGTAGACGAGACCGACCTCGATAAGTTCCTCTGGGATATTATTCGTAACATGTGTAAGTACGGAGATTGTTTCGTTGAAAACATCGTGGATATGAATAACCCGGATGCCGGTATTCAACGACTTAAAATTCTAAACCCCGTCTTTATTTTCCGGAGAGAGGATAGGTATGGATACCTTAAAGGGTTTATTCAGGAAGTCCCACAAAGCACCGCAGCCGCACAACAGTACGGACAGGGAGCAAAGCTTGATAAAAGAAACACTATCCAACTGGATAGAAACCAGCTTGTCCATTTCAGACTGCACACGTCTGATTCTAACTATTATCCTTACGGTAAGTCTATCTGCGCTCCTGGTGTGCGCTCTTGGAAGTCGCTAAGAATGATGGAAGACGCAATGCTCATTTATCGTTTGCACAGAGCGCCCGAGCGTCGCATTTTCTATATTGATACTGGTAATCTCCCCCAAACGAAGGTTGAGATGTTCATGGAACGTATCAAGGCTAAGTTCAAGAAAGAGAAGTTCTTTAACAATGAGACCGGTAATGCCGACGAAAGGTTCAACCCATTGTCAGCGGAGGAGGACTTCTTTGTTCCTATGAAAAACGGACAAGGCACTAAAATTGAAACTCTTCCAGGCGCACAAAACTTAGGTGAGATTGACGACGTGCGCTACTTCCGCGATAAAGTATTGGCTTCAATGAAGATTCCTAAGGACTTTATTGTCGAAAAAGATAAGTCCCCAGAGCGTAAAGCCAATTTGTCTCAGCTTGACGCTAAGTTTGCTAAAGCCGTTATGCGCGTACAACGCGATACGGAAGTATGTTTGGAGACCCTAATCAAACGACACTTGGAGTTGCGTAAATTCCCTAAGTCTTTGATTAATCCGATTAAAATTAAATTAGCTCCCCCATCCGACCTGAGCGAAAAACGGAAGTTGGAGCTTGCGGAACAGAAAACCCGAGTCGTACAAGCGGTGAAAGGTTTAATGTTATTTTCAGATGATTATATCTATAAGAACTTCTACAATATGAATCCTATGGAAATCGAACAGCTGAAATCTGAATTAGAATCGCAAGCCGCACAAGCCGCTCCTCCTGGGGGCGCACCGCCTCCCCCTGGGGGTGAGCAACCGCCGCAAGGCGGTGGTCCCGGTGGGCTAGGAGGAGCCCCCCAACCAGAAGCCGGTCAATAAAACCAAAAAGAGTAGCTTTTAGAACTCTATATAAAATAAGAACTATGAATTTAAAAAACCTATTTGTTTCCCGTGACAAGAATTATGCACGAATTACTGAGGCAGGTGATTACTTAGGTCGCCGCCTACGAGAGAACCTCGTTATTTTTGATATTGATGATTCGAAGAACAGTGTTACTTTTGTCACCGAAAGCAACCATCTAATCTCTTGCGATTATAAAGAGATTAAAGGTCGCCTAACTCTGGAAAACTTTATTGTGGAGGACGTAAACACTATTACCTCCGATGAGGCAATTGATAACCGGGTGGAGGCTGAGGT